ATATAAGGGTTGTGTGCACCACCCAATATATAAAATATAAATATTATGAATATTTAACGCATTTATTTTAATATTTTATTTAATCTTTTTTGATTATAATTTGTTAAATCTTTTTTAACTGGTTGCATATATGTAAAATTTTTTTTATTATATTTATAAATAAAATCGTGTTGTTCTTGTAACATTTTTGGATAAAAGTCAATAGAAATTATTTTTAATAATTCTTTATTTTGTTCAAAAATTACTTCTCTAATTAAATCCATGAGATTATGAAAAATATTTTTAAAAAAAATCAAATTTATAATATATTATATAATATATGCCTATTCGTAGAAATAGTCCAATTAGACAATTAGAAATAAAACTAAAAGATCAAAACTCAATTAAATTTTATGATTTAAGAGGTGATACAAAATTATCACAATTAACACAAGGAACATATTTTGATGACAATGATTTAGAATCACCACAACCTATAAATTTATGGGAAATGTTAAGTAATAATTCGTTAATACTTTGTATAGACGAGTGGCGAGACTGTACAGGAGGTAATCCAGATGGTGAAATAATGTTGATGAATATTTGGAACTATTCACGTCGTGTTAACCGAGTAAGTCATGGTGAAACTGTTAATCCAGATTCTTTAAAACTATGGGGAGAAAAAGGACCTAATTTTAATATACCTAATGAATTTCCAGAAGGTGTTGGTTCAAAAAAAAAATCTAAAAAATCAAAATCTAAAAAATCAAAACCTAAAAAATCTAAACCTAAAAAATCAAAACCTAAAAAATTAAAATCTAAAAAATCAAAATCTAAAAAGAAAATTAAACCAAGAAAACATATTTAAATTTATATATAAATATTGAAATTAATATTAAAAATGGATAATTTATATCTAATGATTTAAAATTCCATAATAATTTATTATATAATGGATGAATCATAAAGTTTAACATACTTTTAAAATTAAATGATTTGTCTCCTGATGAATTATATCTAATTAAAATTCCTTTAACAGAATATTCAGTATAAATAATGAATAAAATAGTAATTATAAATAAAAATAAAAAAATATTCATATATATATATTTATAAATTTGAAATAAATATTTAAATATATTATAAATAAATAAATAATGAATACATTAATCTCGAATAAAGAATTTATTAAAATGAGAGATCAAGGAAAATTTTCTAAAAAATTTAAAGGGAAACATTATTATTTTCTATATTTAGATCCAGAAGTAGAAAAGAAAACTTTAGAAGTATATATTAATAATGATGATTATAAATCACCACCACCAGCTCCAAGAAATAGGAATAATGGATTTTCAGATAAATATTTTAGTAAAAATAATCTACCAAATAAATATCATATTAATCAAAAATAAATATCATATTAATCAAAAATAAATAGTTTTATGGTTTTTAGGATGATAAATATGGATTGAATAAGAATATTGATTACAATTTGTTATTCTATGATAACCAATATTATCATTAATATATGAAGTATTAAATGTACTATAATAATTAATATTAATAAGTTTTAATTTTTTATTAAATATTTCTTCTTTAATATTACCTTTTAAAATAAACATATAACATCCATTTTTACTATGATTATGAATTTTTGATATAGCATTAGGTTTCCAATATATTAAAAATATATCAATTATAGGAAAAGGTATTTTATATTTATAATAATTCATTTAAATAATATAATAATATTTGTTTATATGTATTTAAATTTTAAAGAATACAATAGTATATCTTTCACCTTTAAATGGAGCTACTTCATGTAAAAATTTAGAACCATTAAATGCTAAGAAATTACCTTTTAAATTATTTCTTACAGCACCTGTAGGTTTTTTATCATTATCATAAATAATTAATTCACCACCAGTATAATCACCTAATCCTACAATATAAGAAGTTCCTACATTTCTACCGTCGACGTGTCTTGCCGCGCGCATATTTTTATTGTATTGAATAGTTGTAAATTGAAATTTAGGATCTTGCATTTTCATTAATTTTTTACATTCTTTAAATAATCTTTTAAATCGAGGATCTTTAGTTCTATTAGATTCTTGTTGTTTAATAATTTTACCATCTTTTCCTTTTTTCCACATATGTGGAATTAAATTAATTTTGCCTAATACAAAACCTTCATATTTAACTTTATTTTCTTTATGTGCAGTTCTAAATATATTTTTACGACTTGTATTTTTAGGAAATGGTGTATCTCTTAATAATTCTAATACTAATTTTTTTTGACATTCTATATTTTTTGGTTTACAATCAACATATTTTTTTATAGATTTACCTTTTGATTTTTTTTTTAAAGTTTTCATAATATTATATATTATATTATATTTTATTTAAAATAGTGTTATGAATAATTGTAAAATAATTATCAATATCTATATGATAATTAATAGTTTTTTCATTAATTTCTTCTATATATTTCCAACCAAATGGTATTATTAATATATCATATGGTTTTATTAAAACTTTTTCAGAATTTTTTAGTGAATCTTTATCATTTATATTTTTAAATTTAGGATGTAATAAATATATATAAAAATCTTTACTATCAATATTACTTATAATATGATAATTATTTTTACATTCTTTAAAATCTAATAATTGTTTTTTATTAAAATATGATAATGAATATTTTAAATTACAACATAAATTACTATTTAATAATATTTCACTAAAATTAATTTTAGATTTAAGGTTTAAATTATTAAATAATTCTATATTTTTATAACAATGATTTAAATCATCAAAAATATTTAAATCAATATTATTTTTTGGAATATTTATTAATGATGGATTTTTTTTATAAAGAGATAATTTAAGTTCATCCATATTTTTACATAATGTTAATTTAGAATCATCATTTATTAAATATAAATTTAAAATAAAGTAAATATTTAAAATTATAAGTAATGTTATTATAATAAAGAATAACATATATAAAGACAAAATAATATTAATAATAAAAATGACCGAAAATACAGAAGTTGGTAAAGTTAAGTTCTTTGATCATAAAAAAGGATATGGATTTGTTGAAGTAATTAATCCAGATTCTAAACATGTTAATACAGAACATTTTCTACACTATTCAGAAATTCAGTGTGATTCTAATTTTAAGAAAGTAATTCCTGGTGAAATTGTATCATTTACAGTAGCACCAAAGGAAGATGAAAAAGATAAAACTGTATGTAAAAATGTACGTGGATTATATGGTTCTAAACTTTTAATCGATAGTGAACAATATAGTTATAGTATTAGGTCAAAGAATAATAATAATGATGATTAATATGAAAATTAAGATTTTATAATATTAATATCATCATCAACACAAGTAAGTAAATATAAATAAGGCATTAATTTAGATTTATTATTATTTTTAGTATCAATACCTTTATTTTTTAAAAATGTTTTTATTTTTTTAACATCCATTTTTTCAAACTTATTAATAATTTCTATAATATCTTTTTCTTTATTTTTATTATTATTATTATTATTTAAATCAACAGATACAACTTTATTATTAGTTGATTTTTTACGTCTAGATAATCTACGTTTATTTATTTTTTTAAACTTTTTAGAAGAATCTACATTAGGTTTAACTTCAACAGATTTTTCTTCAATGTAATTTTTAACATTAGATTTAACTTCAAGTGGTTTTTTTTCAACAGGTTTAACTTCAAGTGGTTTTTTATCTTCAACTGGTTTAACTATACTTAATTCAGTAGGTATAAATAATTTACTTTGAACTTTTTTACTACTTGATTTTGGAGTTAATTTAATTTTTTTAAAATTAGTTTGTATATTAATAGAAGAATTATTATTAGAATTAGATTTACTTTTTAATTTAGATTTTAAAGATTTTGATAAATTATTAACAGATTTAGGTGATTTTATTATAGGTTTTTTAATTTCTATTTTATCCATATATATATATAATTATATATTATTTTCTTGATGTAATTCTATTTCAACAGATATTCTATTTATATTAAATTCATCATCTTGATATATATCAAAAAACACATTATCAATAATAAGATCGCCTGGATAATCATCTTTCCATAATTCTTTCATAGAATCTTTTACAAATTGTTTTAGATGATCCTTTTTAGGATAATATAAATTAGAAATAATTTCTTTAATTTTATCTTTATCTATTTTATTTAAATTATTTTCTTTAAGATAATTATTATAATTTTCTTTAATATAAAAAATAACTAAATCTTTTATTGTTCTTTCTAATTTACTCATATGTTTAATTTATATTATAATAATATTATTTAAACATATTCTTATATAGTTATTATGATATTTTTTAACTTATGTAAATGTATATTAATATCAACATTAGTTAAATTAAATATATATAATGATAAATTATTAAAAATATTAATAAAAAATATATATAAATGTGGTGTAATACCTATTAAAATGGTACAATGGGGATTACCATATATGAAATTAATTAATATAGATAATAAAATAATAAATATATTAGAAAATACATATGAAAAATGTCCAGTACATAATATAAATTTTACAAATAAAATATATAAAAAAGATTTTTATTCTGATTTAGAAAATCATTATGAAATAATTGATATAATAGGTTCAGGTAGTATAGCACAAGTATATAAAATAAAATCTATAAGATCAGATAAATTATATGCAATGAAAGTTAAACATCCTAATGCTGATAATGATTTTAATATTATTAAATTATATTTAAAAATAATATTTACATTATTTTCATTTAATAAATTAATACCTGTAAATTTAAATGAATTTTTAAATCAGTTTGAAAAACAACTAAATTTTATAAATGAAACTAATAATCTTATAAGATTTAATAATTTATATAAAAATAATAATTTATATAAAATACCTAAATTATATAAATTTTCACAAAATATAATAATAATGGATTATATACCAGGAAAATCTATAGAAACAATTGAATATAATAGTATAGATTATTTTAAATATAATTTAAATATATTTGTATTTTCAAATAATAATTTATATATTAATGATTTTAATCATGGAGATTTACATAATTATAATTGGAAAATTACAGAGGATAATAAAATAGTAATATATGATTTTGGATTATGTTGGGAATTAAAAGATAATAAAATAATGAATACTATTAATATATTAAATGAAGGTTTTCATAATAAAAATAATGAATTAATTTATCAAGCATTTAAAAATTATATTAAATGTAGAACAGATATAGATGATAAATATATAAAAAAATATTTTATATCATGTTCAAATGAAATATATTCATTTAAAGATTTTTCATATTATTTAATAATTTTTTGTTTAAAATATAATCATTTATTAGATATAAAAATATTATATAATATTATTTCTTATCAACATATGTTATTAATATTTATGAAAAAATGGAAAGATGATAATAATTATGATTATAATGGAATATATAAAGAAGAATATAATATATGTGATTATTATAATATATTACCTGAATATAAAAATCATTTAAAAAATAGATTAAAAAATTTTAAATCTAAAGTAAATTATGATAATTTATGTAAGTTTATAAAATAATTTATTATTATCTATGATTATATATGTTGACATTTATATTTAATACTAGTAAATTATTTATTTATTCTATTTATACAATATATAAATTAAAATATTTTAATACAATATCTGATAAGGATGAAAAAATAATAAATAAATATATAAATAATTGTGGTTGTATAACTATTAAATGCGTTCAATGGTTATTACCTATATTAGAAAAAGAAGATATTAATAAAGAACTTTTAAATATATTAAATAATGTATATGAAAATAATGATATACATGATATAAAATATACAGAATATTTATATAATAAATATTATAATAATAATTTATATGATGATTATGAAATAATAAATATAATTGGTTCTGGTAGTATAGGACAAGTATATAAAGTTAAATGTAAAAAATCAAATAATTATCATGTAATGAAAGTTAAACATCCTAATATTGAATCACAAATTATACTATTCAAAAATATATTTAAATTTATATATAATATTAAAATATTTAATAAATTATTTTATAATTTTTTTCCATTTAAATTAGAAGAGTTTTTAAAAGATTTTTATAAACAATCCAATTTTATAAATGAATGTAATAATTTATTAGAATTTAATAATTTATATGAGAATAATGATTATATTATAATACCTGAATTAATTAAATCATCAAATGATATTATAATTATGAATTATATTGATGGTAAATGTATGGATGATTTAGATATAAATGAACATAAAAAATCTAAAATAATATTTTTATTATATTTATTCATAAGGAATAATTTAATAATATTAAATATAAATCATGGCGATTTACATAAATTTAATTGGAAAGTTTCAAGTGAAAGTATAAATAAAATAGTTATATATGATTTTGGATATTGTTTTAAATTAGATAATGAGGAATATAATAATATAATAATGTTATGTAAATTAATTTCATCATATGATAAAGATAAAAAATGTGATTATATTAATTTCATAAAATTTTTATTCAATACTGATGAAGATTTAGAGGTTGAATATAATAATAGAATAACTGAACCAGATATATTATTAAAACAAGTATTATCAATATCAAAAAAATATAATATTATGATAGTAAAATATAAAGTATTAAATACATTATTATTAATGATATTAATAGATAATTATCTAAAAAAATATAATATAAATAATAATTATAATATCTTAAAAATAAAAAAAAATCTATTAGATGCATATACATTTTGCAAAACATATAAAATATTCCCTGAATTATCTCAACATATATTAAAAGAATATAAAACAAATTATAACCAAACTGAAATATTTCAATCAGTTCAATTTAATGATAAAATTAAATCATTAATTTAATTTTTTATTATCATTTTCTTTTTCTTCTTCTTCAAATGTTATATAATCATATAATATAGATCCTAATACACTTCCTAAAAATATAACAGGAGTATAAAAGATTATTCTAAATAAATTTGTATAATTAAATATATTTTCTAACATATTATCTTATAATATATATTATCATCTTTTTAAATATATAAAGATATATTAATAAATAAATAAATAAATTTGAAATTAAATTAGAAATAAAAATAAATATAAATATGAATTTAAATATTGATGAAATTATTAAATGTTATTTTAAACAAAAGAATATTTTAGTAAGTCATCAATTAAAATCATATAATGAATATATTGATAAAATATTACCTAATATTATTTCTAATTATTTTCCTATCAATATGAATTTTGAAACTTCTAATATAAAAAGAATATCTATTAATATTACTAATGTAAATATTGGCAAACCATTTACAACTGAAAATAATGGTTATTCTAATCTAATGACACCTAATGAATCACGTCTAAGAAATTATAGTTATTTAGCATCAATCATAGTTGATTTTGAATCTATTATTTATATTAATGATAATGAAGTAGAAATAGAATTAGAGAAAAAAGTTATTAAAAATATTTTAATTGGTAGTATTCCTATATTATTAAGATCTAAATATTGTACATTAAATGATACTTTATACAATGATGAATGTGAATATGATTATGGAGGTTATTCTATTATAAATGGTAATGAAAAAGTAATTATTTCACAAGAAAGAAAAGTATATAATATTCCTCAAGTATTTGAGAATAATAAATCATCATCTAAATATTCATATGTTTGTGAAATTACTACTGTAAAAGAAGAAGATTATTATATGCCTAGAATATCATCAATTAAAATTACTAAAAAAAATAATATTTATGAAAATTATTTAAGAGTTTCATTACCACATTTAAAACAAGAAATACCATTATTTATATTATTCAAAGCATTAGGTAGTTTAAATGATAAAGAAATTGTAAATTATATAATTGATAATGATAATTCAAAATTAGATAAACAATTAATTAAGATATTACATTTATCTATTGAAGAAGGTAAATCTATTGAAACAGAATTTGAAGCAATTGAATATATTAGTAAATATATTAATAATAATACTTATAATGTAAGTGATGAAAAGAAAATAAAATATGTTAAAGAACACGTATTAAAAGATTATTTAACACATCTAAAATCAGATTTAAGTAAATTATTCTTTACAGGATATATGGTAAATAAATTATTAAAATGTTATTTAAGAGTTATTGATTTTGATGATCGTGATTCATATTTAAATAAAAGAATAGATTGTGTTGGTCCGTTATTAGGATCATTAACACATCAATGTTTTAATAAAATCACTAAAGATATTAAAAATTTTATAACTAAAGAAGTTAATTCAGGTATATGGAATATTAATAAAAATTACAATGATATAATTAATGATATAAATATTCATAAAATTATTAAATCAAATTATATAGAAAATAGTTTAAAAAGTTCTATGGCAACTGGTAATTGGGGTCTTAAAATGAATGTAAATAAACAAGGTGTATCACAAGTATTAAATAGATTAAGTTATTTAAGTACATTATCACATATTAGACGCGTTCAAACACCAAATTCAGATAATGGTAAATTAATACCACCAAGAAAATTACATGCAACTTCTTGGGGATATATGTGTCCTAGTGAAACACCCGAAGGTCAAAGCGTAGGTATTGTTAAAAATTTATCTATGATGTGTGAAATAACTAATAAAGTTTCATCTAAACCAATTAGAGAATTAATCAAAAAATATATTATTAAATTAGAAGATTTTAATATTTATGATAATAATAAAAATAATTATATAAAAATATTTATAAATGGTGAATGGATTGGTTTTACTAAATATTATAAAAATATTCTAAGAGATTTTAAATATTATAGAAATATGGGTAATATTCATATTCATAGTTCAATTTATATGAATACTATTAATAAATATATTTATATATTTACAGATGGTGGTAGAGTTATTAGACCATTATTAAAAGTAAAAAATAATAAATTAATTTATAATGAATATTTTCAAAATAAATTATTATCCAAAGAATATCATTGGAGAGATCTAATAGTTAGTATATTTAATAATAAATTATCTCCAATTGAATATATTGATATATATGAATCGCAAAATATATTATGTGCTACATATCCTAATAAATTAAATGATAAACCATATTCACATTCAGAATTACATCCGTCTATGATTTTAGGTTTATTAACATCTTGTATTCCATTTCCACATCATAATCAAGCACCTAGAAATACTTATCAATCTGCTATGGGTAAACAAGCTGTTGGTGTTCCAACTACTAAATTTAATTTAAGATATGATACATTTACTAATATATTATCATATCCACAAAAACCAATGGTAGATACTAAAATTTCTAAATATCTAAATTTAAATAAATTACCTAGTGGTATTAATGTAATTATTGCAATTGCTACATGGACTGGATATAATCAAGAAGATTCTGTAATATTTAATAGAAATGCATTAAATAGAGGATTATTTAATTCAACATTTTATAGAACTTATAAAGATGAAGAAAAGAAAAATCAATCAACAGGTGAAGAAGAAAAATTTACTAAATCTGAAAAATCTAATTTATTATTTCCAAAACCATATAATTATGAAAAATTAAATTCTAATGGATTTATTTCTAGAAATGTAGAAGTTAATGATAACGATATTATTATTGGTAAAATTATTCCTAATAAAGATAAAGAAAATAAATATAAATATATAGATAGTAGTACTTCTATTAGAAAGAATGAAAAAGGATTTATAGATAATAATTATGTGAATAATAATTCAGAAGGTTATAAAATATGTAAAGTAAAGATTAGAGAACATCGATATCCTAATATTGGTGATAAAGTATCATCTAGACATGGACAAAAAGGAACTATTGGTATGATATATAATCAAGAAGATATGCCATTTACTAAAGATGGTATTGTTCCAGATATTATCATAAATCCACATGCTATTCCTAGTAGAATGACTATAGCACAATTATTTGAAACTATTTTAGGTAAAGCATGTTGTATGACTGGTCATTTAGGTAATGGTACAGCATTTGATCAAGTAAATATTAGAAGTATTGAAAAAATATTAATGGAATATAATTTTGATAAAAATGGTAATGAAATATTATATAATGCTAAAACTGGTGAACAATTACATACAGATATATTTATGGGTACTACATATTATCAAAGATTAAAACATATGTCAGGTGATAAAATTCATTCTAGAGCAACTGGTCCTATTGTATCGGCTACTAGACAACCATCTGAAGGTAGAGCATCATATGGTGGATTAAGATTTGGAGAAATGGAAAGAGATTGTATGATTGCTCATGGATCATCACACTTCTTATATGAAAGAATGATTAAATTATCAGATGATTTTAGTGTATTTATATGTGATAAATGTGGATTAATTGTATCAGCAAATAAACAAAAAAATCAATATGAATGTAAAAATTGTAATAACTATAGTAATATTCATAAAGTTAATATTCCATATTCTTGTAAATTATTAATGCAAGAATTAGAAACTATGTCTATTGCACCTCGTTTTAATATTTAAAGAGAAATATTATAGTTATATATAATTATGTCTGATAATAAATATATTTTTAATATTAAAACAGTACAAACAGGCGCTATTAGAATATTAATAGAATCTCTTAAAGAAATTCTTAATGATGCAAATTTTACTATAGATAAAAATGGTATTAAATTAGTTGCTACTGATTCTACTTGTAATGTATTAGTACATATGAAACTATTAGCAGATAAATTCGAATATTTTTTATGTAATAAAAAAATCAATATTGGATTAAATTTATCTAATTTTTATAAATTAATCAAAACAATGTCTAATAATGATACATTAACATTATTTATGGAAAAAAATGATGAAAATCAATTAGGTATTAAAATTCATAATGATGAAAAAAATTCACAAACTACATATAAATTAAATCTATTAGATATTGAAAATAAAGAATTAAATATTCCTGCAGCAGAATTTGATTCTGAATTAACATTCCCATCTAATGATTTCCAAAAAATTATTAGAGATATGATTAATATTTCTGATAAAATTGATATTAAAAGTATTGGTAATAAATTAGTATTATCTTGTAATGGTGATTTTGCTTGTCAAGAAACTATATTAGGTGAAACTGATAATGGTATCCAATTTAGTTCATGTAAATCTTCTGAATATCCTATTCAAGGATTATATTCATTAAAATATTTAATATTATTTACTAAATGTACTAATTTATGTAATATTATTAATATATATATTAAAAATGATTATCCATTAATTATTAAATATAATATTGCTAGTATAGGAGATATTAAATTATGTTTATCTCCTTTAACAAATATTGAGGAATAAATTTTTAATAAGTTAATTCATGTTTTTTATAAATACATTTATCTAATTTTATAAATGGTTCATATTGTTTTATTAAAGTTTTATAATCTTTTGAATCATTTTTTATCCAAATTTTTAAAATATTAAATTCTTTTTTTGGTGCCATTGATAATCCATTTATTTCCTTATTAAAATCAGATAAATTATCTGTAATACATAATAATAATATTTTAAGCCATTCGTTTAATATATTATTATCATATTTAAAAGATATACATCCACCCATTCTATTTTTAGGATCTTCCCAAGTTGGAAATATATCATTTTTCATTAAAAAAAACATTCCATTTTGTAAATGATTTAGTTTCATAATATCTTCTAATAACTTATATTCTAATAGTGACTTTATTTCTATCACTTTTATATAAGACTTATTATCCCACGATTTATTTTTTAATGAATGATACCATAATACCCATTTATTTTTTAATAGATATTCATTCATTTAATATTTATTAATTAATAAATATTTAAATATTAACTTAAAATAAAATATTTATTAAATATATAATGTTCCAATTTATTACTATTTTTATATTTTTTATATATCTAGGATTAGTTTATAGATTTAGACATGATAATATTGTATTATTATTATTAACATTAATTACTATATTAACTCTTTGTAATGTTAAAAATATTGTTGAAGGCCAAAATACAGCATCTATTAATAATAATTCTAAAACTTCTAATAATTCTAAAGTAACCTCTAATAATTCTAAAGTAACTTCTAATAATTCTGAAGTAACTTCTAATAATTCTGAAGTAACTTCTAATAATTCTAAAGTAACCTCTAATAACTCTTTAAGTGGACCTAAAGATGATGATAAATTTAAATTTGTTGTATCAGCAGATTATCAAATGGGTCCATATGATGGTTTAGTACTTACTACTGATAATGAAAAATCTAAATATCTTAAACTTAATGATGTATCATTAACAACTAAAAAAGATTTATGTGTATATCAAGGTGCTGAACTACCATTAGAATGTAATAAAACTTTATATTCAGGTATGGGACCATCTATTACAGGTGTAGCAGGTGATGATCAAAATATGTTTATGTTTTATAGAAATAAATCTAGTCCTGACTGTTGTCCATCAACTTATTCTACTTCGACTGGTTGTGTATGTACTACACAAGATCAACGTGATTATATAACTAGAAGAGGTATGGTATCTTCTAACCAATAAGTCTTGAATGAATTTGTTCATATACTGCAAATGATCTATTATCTTGTTGATTTAATCTATTTATTCTATTATGTTCTTCTTTTTCTAATCTTAATTTATCCATTTGTTGTTTTCTAATATCTTGTTCAGACATTTTATATGAAATATTTGCTCTTGATCTTTCTATTCCTTGTATATTATTATCTCTAGTACTTAAATCCATAGTTCCTGTATCTATTAAACAAGAATTTGTAAAAGCATCTTTATAATCTCTAAAAGTTAATCCGCCTTCAGATGTACCGCTAAAATCTGAAATATTATTTTGTCCTAACATCATTAACGAATCTTTGCCTCTCATAGATATATCTACTTGTGGTTCATCATATTTAACAACTTGTCTGCCCATTTGTTTTTGTTGTTGTAATTTATATTTTTCAAACTCACTATTAAATAAATCTTTATTAAATGATTTATTAAACATTTTAGGTTGTTGTAACATTTTTTGATTATTATCTTCTTTCATCCAATCATTATATCCTCTATCATATACAGAATCTTCTTTATTATCTTCATAAATTTTATTAAACATATTTATATCGAATTGTTCTGTCATATTTACATTTCTTATATTATCTGATTGTTGTTCTTTCATATATGATTGACTATGATTTCTTAAATCATTATGTCCATGATTATTTTCTTTATCTTTTAATTTTTTTAATAATAATGTATATGCTATAGATACTTGTTGAAATTCTACAGGTGAACCACCTCTATCAGGATGAGTAACTAATGCTTTTTTTAAATATGCTTTTTTTAATAATTTTTCATCATATTTTTTAGTAATACCTAATATTTTATATGGATTTAATTTATCTCTACTTCCAGCAGCGACTGGTGTCTTATTTTCAATTTGTGGAAATTGTTGTTGTCTAGAGTCCCCTGTATATGTATTTTGTGAATTTCTTATTGGTATACTTTGAACATATATATTAGAAGGTATTCTATGCTGTTGTTGTACAGAATTATTTTGTAAATTCATTCTTGTTAAATTATTAATTTGTTCTTGTTGAGCAGCAATAATTCTTTTTTGTTCATTTAAATATTGTTCATATAAATTTTCGTGTGAATTTCCTGATTGTGTATTTCCCATTATTTAATATAAAATAATATAATTTATATTAAAATATAACATATTATATAATTATGGTTGCTGCAGCACTATGTATTCCTTGTATGACTGCAACAGTTGCATTAGCTGGACCAGCTGCACCAGCAGTATTAGGTGCTTCAGCCTTAGGTGCGGCAGGATATTATTCACTTAAAAAATCAAAAAAGAAAAAAAGGAAAAAAAAGAAACACACCAAAACTAAAAAAAAATCTAAAAAAAAAAGTTTTAAAAGAAAATCTAAATTAAAGAAAAGGTAATTTATAATTTATTTATCTATCACATGGATGTACATATTCCATACCTAAATAACTAAAGATATCTTCTTCTGATATAAACTTATAATCTACAGGTTTCTTTGTATCATTATCTTTAAGAGAATGTTCGTTTAGAGTCATACCTCTTTCAAGCAAATCAGCTCGCATTTTCACATTAAATTCTTTAGAACCTGTAAAGTAAAGTACAGCAAATGGATATTCTTCTGGTTTTGTATACATGATATCAATACGTCTACTAGGATTATTTCCATATTTACAAATCCCATTATATTTTGTAGGACCTCTAGCAAGTTCTTCTACTAGATATTTACTTTCATTTAGAGCATCAACTAATTTAATAAATTTTTTCTTATCTTTACATGTAAATAATATATCAATATCTCCACTATCAACTTTACCTCTACGATAGGAACCTGTAATACAATATTTAATAGATCCAGGTGGTATATCATAAATCTTAATAACTTGTTTTAAATATTTTTCATGATTTTGAATCTCTTCTCTAGGAATACGCATTTGTAAATCTTCATAATATGGAAGTGATTTAATCTGAACATCATTCAAATGTTCTTTTAGATTTTTACATTTTCTAAGATCTTCTATTGTATTAAATCCAGATTCAACAAGTTTCTTTGCTTTAACTGGACCAATACCATGAATACCCATAAATATTGTTCTGGGATCTTTAATATCTTTAATTTTCTCATATGCATTACATGTATTTGTTTCCATAATTTCTTGAATTTTTCCAATTAGTTTATCACCAACACCTTTGATTGCTTTAAGATTTTCTACTGTAATTTCAGTATCATCTGTAAATTTCTTAATACCATTAATTGATTTTAAATATGCTGATGCTTTAAATCCTTGACCATTATTACGTTCATAAAGAGATAGATCACTAAAGATCTCAATAATACGTTCTTTCTTTTCTTGAGAATTATTAACATCTTTAATTTCAATATCATCTCTAAGTCTAAGATATCTAGCAAATCGAGGTTTACCTGTATCTGTCATACCAGAATATTCATATGTAATAATAGCACCTTCTGGATGTGTCTCTAGATAATTACCACGAACTTCATCATCCATACCAGATACACAAAACTCATGATCTTCATTTTCATCTATTACTGAATAACTACCATAATTAATCAATGGTTTACATATAAAAGCACCTAATAATCCATCATATTTTCCATTACCTTCTTTATAATCTACAATAATTGCTTCAGCATCAAAACATGGTTTATACTTAAGCATATAATCAGAACGTTTATCTTCATATAGAGAAATAGGATCTTTAATCATAACTCCTTCTCCGCCCTTACTTAATACATTTTTATAAATCTTATCTAGATGTTCTAATGAAGTAATCTTAATTTGATCTGTAAATACAAGAGGACATGGAATATCACAAAATGGTTCTGGAAGTTCTTTCTTAATCTTATCCCAAACTTTAGTTGTCTCAGAAACTATTTTCTTAAGTTTCACAATTCTTTGTTCAAATGTTCCTTTATCTTCAGGGAGATCATATACAACATATTTAATAGGAATCCATTCTTCATCATCAGGTGATTTCTTTCTTACAACACCCATATCTTGAAAATTCTCACGACCAGCAAACAATTCTCCATCTAGAAACTCGTTAGGCATAGCAGATAGAAACCAATCTGGTGTACCACTATAAACTTTATTATTTCTAGATAGAAAATGATTATCATTCGGCATCCAACGTGCCCTATATCCATCATATTTCTCTGAAAGCAACCAACCAACTGGTGGTGCCCAACCATCATACACTTTACGAGGAACTTTCATATCTTTAGTGTATTCTTTTGCAAGCATAAATGAAGTCATCTTATATATATGATAACTATGCGATTAATATTTAAATGTTTTCACATAAAAATTTCAAATTTTTCTATGTCTACTTTCTAAATTTGAAATTTCAATTCAAAAAATTTAAAAATATCAACTTGAACATCTTAAACAACTTGAACATCTTAAACAACTTGAACATCTTAAACAACTTGAACAACAACAATATGAACAATAACAATATTAACATTAACAATATGAACAACAACAATATGAACAACAACAATAACAACAATCCATATAATCAGATTATGGCTGATATTAACCATATCTATAATGGTGTTCAAAATATGAATATCAACAATATTTATAATAACAATATCAATAATATTCTAAATGATCTGAATAATCTAGCAAATAATGTTCAACAACTACAGAATATGTATATCAACAATCAAAATAATAATATTATGAATAATCAATATAATATCATTAATCTACTTAATAATTTCATAAACAACAATAATCCAAATAATATTCAAAATGATAATAACATTCAAAATAATATTCAAAATGATAATAACATTCAAAATAATGATGATATGATTGTAGATGACATTCAAAATAATAATAACTAATTAAAAATAATTTATATAATTTATATAATGATAAATAATGAATAATATTTTTTTATCACTATTAAGAACAATATATAAAGTTCAAAAATTACCTATTAAAAGATATAGTTGGACAATTGAAATGAAAGTATTAGAATTAGAAATAGAATTACATGAATTATTAGATAAATATGATAAATATAAATATGATAAAGATAAAGATAAAGATAAAGATAAATATAAAAATAACATTATGTAAATTTGAAATTTTTACTTAAAATATCTAAAATTAATAATAATGAACTTCTTTGAAAGTCTTTCAGTTGATAATATTAATGATATCTCTAAATTGTTAGATATGAAATCATTATGTAGACTTATAATGTCTTCTAAAGAATTAAAAGAGTTATGTGATACTAATGAAATGTGGAAGTATCATTATCTACTTACTATTAAAGATAAATGGAAGATCACTGAAGACAGTGTTCATATTTGTAGAGGTCATGGTGATTTCATATATCTATATGAATTTAATGATGGTGAAAATAAAATTCAAGTAAAATCATTTGATTCTCCAAATGGATATGCCATTAGAAATATGGAATGTCCTGGTATTTGGGATTATAGAAAAAATGTTAAATATTTAGGAATTTATAGAGGTGAAACACCATATATACCTGATAATTATAATAATTGGAGACATAACACTGATTATGTAATAAGAGGTGGTTGTATGAATTGTCAATTTAACCTTATTAAGAGTTCTAATATTGTAGGTATTAGACAAGCACATATAGGAGTGGGTGCTTGGCGAAAAGATATAATTGATAAATGGAAAAAATTAAACAAAGATAATGGATTATCTAATCTTTGTCAAAATCCAATGCATTATGATATTAATACATTAGAAATACCAGGTTCATGTAGAGGATATAAAAATTATAAGAAAGTTATTATCAAGAAATTATATACTAAACAAAAGAACTCTAAGAATCATAAGAAATATACAAATGATGAAATTAAACTTAATGAAAGTATAGAAACATATAAAAAACAAATTAAATATTGTGAACAACAAATAATGATAAGCAAAAAATTAGCAAAAGAAGAAAAACATAAATTAAAACGATTAGAAGATGCAATAGAATCTGTATAATATTTATTTAACTTTATAATTAAAATATATTTTATCTTCCATTTTTTCTAATTTATTTTTAATTTCTTTAATTGAAATATTTATATCATCTAATTTTTCATCAGATCTACTCATAAATATTTTCATATCATTAATATATTTATAGTTTTGATCTACTTTTTTTTCTTGTGCATAAACTTTATTATTTAATAAATCTAATTTTTCAGAATGTTTACCTATTTGAAAAACTAAACCGCTTATAGATAATACAGTTGCTGATATTGGAGCAAGTGTATTAAAATTAATACTCATTATTTAAACTTAATATATATTAGAAAAAAATTATTTATATTTATTATAAATTTCTGTATTATGAAATTCAGTACGTGAATTTGTTAAATTATTATATTTATTTTTAAGATATTCTTTTTGTGAAACATTACCTTTATTATAACATTGTTCCATTAAACTATTAACACCATCTATAATTTGATCATCTAATTCATTACCATTCCATGTATTCCAATTATTTATATAACTTTCATTTAAAGATATTTCAGGTATAGCATCACAATTTAATTCATCATATGTTTTATCTATTAATTCATTATTTTGTTTTGCTTTATATAAACTCCAAGCACCTAAACACATACAATGATTTTTACCTACTCTATCTTTAGACCAATCACTTTGTCCAGTATCTATAGAAAAATCTTCAGAATCTGATGTTACATCAAAACATATTTGATGAACACCTCCACCTTTTTCACTACAATATCCATTATTATCCCAAGAACCTTTAATATCATCTGAATATTTTCGACAAGGTTTTAATGATTCTCCATATATATTTTTTAAATTACTATGTCCTGAATCTTGTGATATATCTTCATAGGACCCTACTAAACTTAATTTAACAAATATATCCCCCATACCACCTCTTAATTTATCAGCTTCAGTTGAATTTCTTTCTTTACAAAATTTACCAGTAACTTTACTTGTATTTATTTTATCTAAATCTGATTGTGAACATAATCTTGAATTATGTAATATACCAACAATTAATCTACCAGATGAAGTATGTTTTCCATTAGAAGTTTTTGAATTATTACAATTAAAACTTGTAACTGAATTTGGAATATAAGATTCATTTGAACATGGATCATTTATAGTTAATACATGATAATTATAGTCTCCGTTTCTTAATGATATATTTATTTTTTCTACTTTAGCATATTTCATTAAATCACAATTACAAGGTATACAACATCTATAATAATCACCACATATATCATTACCATCTAAATCTTTCATTACAATTAAATCTTTAATATTTTGTCTATTAGGATCTATAGGCGAACCACTGACAGCACAATAAAATTGATTATATAAATCAAACTCATATTTATTAGGATTATAATTATCTAAAATATATTTATAAAATTGTACACCACCTGAATTTCTATTTCTATCTGGAAATATTTTATTAAAATCTTTCATTAATTTGTCGTATAATTGTTGTTTACTTAATGATTTTTGATCTTTAATTACTTCTTCTCCTTTATTTAATATATAATAATATGTAAAATATATTATTAAACAAATTATTAATATAAATATTCCTGTTAAATATTCATACATTTAAAATATATAATATTAAAAAATTGAAGATTATATCATTATATTAAATGTATTGTATTATTTGTTTAGAATATTGTAATAATAAACCTTGTAATTGTAATAAATATATACATCAAAAATGTTTAAAAGAATGGAATGATAGTATTTATAATAAAAATCAAAAAACTTGTCCATATTGTAAAAATATAATTAAAAAAGATAAAATAAATATTATTTTAAATTCTTGTAATAAATATTGTAATATTATTTATAATAGAATAATAAAAATTTATAAATGTATTAAATATTATTTAATAAAAATATTTAATATTGTAATAATTATACTTATTGTATATTTTATACCATTATTAATTGGTATATCAATATTTTCATTAAATTATTTATCTATAAAAGAAAATAATAGAATTAAATTTAAGAATTATATAATAAATAATTTATTTATTATGTGGTTATTAGGATTCATTATAACTATTATGAGTATTAAATATTATAATAAATGTAAAAATATATTATTATGTAATGATGATGATATTATATAAATTAAAATTTGAATTTAAAATTAAAATAAATATAAATATATAATAATGCTTATTCCTGTAAGATGTTTCACATGTGGTAAAACTATTTCTGATAAATGGGTTCCATTTATAGAAAAAGTAAATGAAAAAAAACAAACTAAAACAAATGATATTAAAGATTTAGATATTGAATATATAAATTTAGAGAATCCAAATAAATCAATAGAAGGTGAAGTTATGGATGAATTAGAATTACATAGATATTGTTGTAGGAGAATGATTTTAGGTAATGTTCATTTGATAACAAATATTTAATATATTATTTATATATATGAGTACTGAATATGCTAAATTAAATAATGATTCTAGACCAGAATTAATAGGTGGTTTTAATATAAAAAGTTATGATGAAGAAAATAAAATTAAAAAAGTTATAACAGTAAATGAA